AAAAGTGAGAAATATATGTCAGAAGAAAAAAAATATGCAGATTTTCCATCTTATTTATCTGATAAAATAATGAGAGGAGTTGCTTTTATCTATAATTTTAATATGAAAAATGATAATGATTTACAAAAATTAAATGATGGTGTTAAACTTAGATTGGAATTTTTAGAAGAAAAAGAAGGTTACACTCGTAAAGAACTTAGATACATATTGCTTTTATTAGCTCTTCCAGAAGTTGATGAAATATTAAGAAAATCAGATATATTGGAAAAAGCTTTTGCTGAATTTACAATTAAAAGATATAATATCCATTAATTAATATTTTATTGTATTTAGTTAAAAATTTTTTATTATTTTAAAATTAAAAGAAAGCGAGAAAAAATATGACGATGATAACTTTTAATAATCAAGAAGAAAGAATGAATTTTCAGATTATTATGTGCTTACAAATGCTTAAATCAGAAGTCGAAACAGGTATCATTATGTGTAGTCCTAATAAAGGTTCTACTGTTAGAACTTTAGCAAGATATTTTCCAGGTCTTAAAAGAACTAAAAAAGGTGCTTACAAACAATTAGTAGATGCTGGTATTTATAAACAATTAGAAGAAAACAATGTTAATAATACTTAGTGGATTAATAATTACAGGAATTCTTATTGCTTTTTCTCTCTCTCGTGGCAATAGAGAATATAGTAATTGGCGTAATGAACAGTTACGCCAATCTATTATAAGGAGTAAAAAATATGACAGAAGCTAAAATTTGTTGTATTTGCGGAGAAAAATTTATTGGTTGGGGTAATAACCCTTATCCAGTAAAAAAAGAAGGTGAATGCTGTAAACCTTGCGATGACAATGTGGTCGTGCCTGCAAGAATTGATTATATTTATGGAGATAAAAAAAATGAGCTTAACTAAACAACATTTTGAAGATTTAGCACAAGTAATTGGAGATACTGATACTTATGAAGAATTAGTTTTTCAATTAAAAGGTTTTTGTAAAAGATATAATACCAATTTTAATGTAGTTAAATTTAATAACTACATCATTAAAATTAAAAATTTAAAAGAGGTTAAAAATGCCTGAAACTATTAATTTTAAAGATTTTATTGAGGAAATATATAAAAAACCATACGATCAAGTTCCTGTAGAAGAAATTAAAAGACATGCAAGAGAAATCTTTTGTTTTGGTTTTTCTAAAGAAGATTTAAGTGATGATGGTTCTGATTTAGAAAAAATAAAAGACATAATGAGTAGTTAATATTGTATTAGCTTGTATTTTTATTCTTATACTAAAATTATAAACTAAATATAAAAAGGAGAGAAACTATGAAAATGAAGTTAGCTTATAATATAGGTCTATATCGTGGTCATGCTATAGATAAAACTGTTGATGGCTATGTTATATTTGAAGATGATAAAGTTGTATACTATACTGAAACTAACATGGACGATGTAGCTATTCGTTATCGTGCTATGGAGGTTATAGATAGAATGCATCGTGAAAGACGTAAAGAAATTGATGCTAGTATTCAACGTGTAGACGCACAGGTATATAGACATGACAACTACTAATTTTTGGACAATAGCTATTTATTCTACTGACAGAGTAGAAGGTGGACAAGAAGAAGGTGGCTGGTATTTTACTGCAGGCGAGAGAGTAAAAGAAGGTAAAACTTTGTTTAAAGATCCTAGAAAAGCTAATCGTGCTTGTGCTTTATTTAATAAATTGTATGGTAAAAAAATAACTTCTTGTAACCAAGGTCTTGAAGCAAATTACTATTATAGAGGAACACCAGAGTATTTCCCTAAATACCCACCTTCATATTCTTAATAGACAATAAAAAATTAATCGCTATATTGGATAAATATGGCGATAAGTTTAGACCTAATCAATCAAACAAACGAAGCTACTTTATCGGATCTTGAAAAGAAGTTCTGTGAGGGTATAGCAGCAGGAAAAGGTAAGAGAGAAGCGGCTATTGAAGCAGGATATAGTCCTACATCAGCACACGTACAAGCTGCACGCAACTTAAAGAAAGATAAAATTATACAGTATATTGACCGACTGCGCACGGACGTTCGGCGCTTGACGAATGAATCTGTGTCAAAAGAGGTTGAAAGACTTGACTTGTTGATCAAGGATGCTTTAAAAGATAGTCAATACTCCGCAGCAGTCAATGCGATAAGGTTAAAAGCTCAGCTACTAGGGTTCTTGGTTGAGAAGAAAGAAATTAAAACAAATAGTCTTGACGCAATGAACGAAGAAGAATTGACTCAGTACTTGACCCAAATCCGCGTGGATCACGGGTTGTTGATTGATGATGCAGGCGCCATGATGCTAGGTGATAAGGTTGATGATATTGAGCCGCAACAACAAGCCGCAACCGTCCTTACGGATCCGCAGGGATCCTTGACACAAGTGCACCGAACGGATCATCAGGGATCCGAATTATTAAAAAAAATAGCAATTGATTAATTATTAAGTATTAAATTGATCGAATAAGAATAATTAATTATTAATTAAACTAATTATTAAAATGATATATTTCTTTAGGCATATTATAAGCATAGCTTTTATTATATTTCTATTATTTCTTATAAGTGTTTAAATACTACTTATAGGCGAATAGAACAAAAGTAGTACAATGTTAAAGCATTTTTATCTCCTTAATAGTGTTTTTATTGTTCTAATTTGTAATTACATATATATAAATAAATCAATCTATTAATTTATATCTAATAATAATTATTAGAGTTAATAGATCAGAAAGAGAGAAAAAAATGAAAGTAGAAAAAAAATCAATCGTAGAAAATAAAGTTGCATTATCTTTAAGAGAGAAATCAACTAAAAAAATTCTCTTCAGATTGGTAAATACAAAGAGAGCAAAATCAAAAGCATTTTCCATTTACGAAAATGCAAAATTCTCAACAACTATCGATAAAGCTTTCAATAGTCAATATCGTAAAGTGGATATAGATTATGATACTACAAGCAACAATAGATTTAAAAAATGTAATTTATTAGTTGATGATAGTTTATTTTTAGATGTTAAGAAAAAATCTTTGTACTTAGATTTATTAAACTCAAATAAAGAGTTTATTAAAAATAACAAAGTATCACCTGAGATTATCGACAATCAAAAATACTTCGAAAATCTTATCAGCAATTTAAAATAAATAATTAAAATAAAAGCGGCAGGGAAATAAATCTCTGCCGCTTTTTTTATGCTTGCGACAAATGATTCTCGGCTCTTCAGCCTAAATTCAAGAATTAAATAAAAAGAAAAAATAAATCTAGGATCAGTGATCTATAAAAAACGTATTAAGTTTAAATCAAAATAATTCTATAAAGTTTAAAATCTTTTTGGCGGATTACTAGATAAAGACTAAGTAAAAGATGATGAATAACCGGTATCCATATAAAAATTTTGTATAAAAAATTTTTGTAAAAAGATACTATCTGTTCAATGTCGTATTTAAATGCTAGTATCCCGCCAATTTATTGTCAAATAAGGAGGGAATATCTATATGATCTCAAACACAATAAAGGAGAAACTGAAGACTGTGTGGTCTTTGGTATTGCAAGCATACCAGGTAGGGCTGTACTATTTCATACGTTACTTACAAATGGTGCAATCTTTTGGCGACTACCTATCTCTGCTTTTATTCAAAAAGGATTTGAATGCAGCAGAGTTCCGAATCAAAATCTCGTTGATCTTGAATTATGGAATTCATTTAGCTATTATCCTAGTATTAATAGCTTTGATTTTTTAATTGGACAAAAATGTAAATATCTTGGGGTAGATAAAAAATTTTATGCTGGTGAATATTTATTTACGATTGACTGGGCTCATCCAGAGCCTAATATTATCGATACTGAGCATAGTGAAATACCCCAAGAACATAAGTGCGGACATCTTCTGGCACTTGATAACGGTAATTATGCTATTCAGCCTAATAATCGTATTCTTTGGAACGTGCCTAGCTTTACTACTGCAACACATTGGCCTGACTATAAAGTTCAAACTTCTTACTGGAATGTCGAAAATAAAGATTTTATATCTGAAGATAGCGACAAGATGTTCTACGAAATAAATAAAAAATAATTTTCTTTTCTTTTATAAATTTATTTGTATAGTGACTGTCTCAAACCATAACAACGAGGCTACTATGGCTAAAAAGAAAAAATCTTTCGAGAGTATAGTCGAGAGCATAAGAGACAAACAAGCTGAAATAGATGATCTTCTGAACGATTTAGAAGATAAATATAACTCTGATACTGATTCAGGATCCAATGATCAAGACGATTGGTCAGACGATGAAGATGATTCTGACGAAGAATAAATAAACTTTTTTGTTTACCCTAGAGCTTATAAACTCTAGGGTATACGAATGATCAACATTACAATATTACTTCCTACACGCAAGCGAGTAGAAACTTTAAAAAAATCGATAGAGTCATTAATTAAAACTTCTAAACACCCCGATAAGCTACAATTTCTATTTGCTGTAGACGATGATGATATTGATACTATAAATTTTTTAAAGTCAACATCGTATCCTAATCAAGGCGTACTTACTTTTAAACCTATGGGATATGAGAACATTCATAAGTATAATAATACTTTAGCTCTTTATAGTCATGGTAAATGGTTAATGTTCTTTAACGATGATGCGATAATGACTACTCAAAATTGGGATACTAAAATAATGGACCGTGGATCCAATTTTCGTGTGTTACGTGTAAGAGAACAAACATCACATCCTTATGCAATATTTCCAATCTTTCCTAGAGATTGGTTTATGCTCCTAGATCATATTAGTCTACATGGTCAAAATGATGCGTGGATCAGCGAGATAGCTTATAGTTTAGATATTATGAGAGATATAGATATAGATATAATACACGATAGAGCTGACATTACTGGTAATAATAATGATGAAACTTTTAAAGCAAGAAAATATAACGAGGGAAATCCTAACGACCCTAATGATCTTCATAGTGAACGTATGCAAAATTTAAAAATAAAAGATATACAAAAAATAGCATGGTACCTAGGAAAAATAGGTCAAAAATCAGAAGCATGGGAATTAGTATTAGCTAAAAAAAGAGATCCCTTTATAAAATTAAAAGAATTGTTTAATATATATAATCAAAAAGGTGCGATAGGAGCAGGACAACAAAATGCTAGAACAGACAGTAAAACAGAAGTTGAACGAAGCAATCACACTTTATCAGAAAACTAAAGATAAACGTGCGCTTGAAGCTATAGAATTTTTTAAAAATCTTTTAACAACTAATGTATCTCGTAAAAATTTATTATCATATGCTAAACATATGTACCCGGGATATAAGGATCCTGCGCATATACAACTTATTGCTAAAAATTTAGAATTATTAGAAGCGGGAGAAATTAAAAGACTTGCGGTCTTTATGCCACCACGACATGGAAAATCTATGTTATGTAGTGAGTTCTTTCCCGCATGGTATCTTGGAAATAATCCAAACGAATTTATTATACAAGCGACTTATGCTCAAGAACTTGCGGACGATTTTGGTCGTAAAGTAAGAAACCAAGTTCAATCGCCGGATTTTAATAAAGTATTTCCACAAGTAGGATTACGTTCTGACTCTACAAGTGCAAAACGTTTTCATACGATGCAAGGTGGAACTTATAGTGCAGTCGGTGCTGGAGGAGCAATTACAGGTCGAGGTGCGCATTTATTAATTATAGATGACCCTATAAAAGGAAGAGAGGATGCGGAGTCAGAAGTTCAACGTAGAAATTTAATTGATTGGTATAAATCAGTGGCATACACACGATTACAACCCGGTGGTAAAATTATATTAATTCAAACACGATGGCACCAAGACGATTTAGCTGGTTTTATTTTACAAGATA